AACTAATTAATTAAAGCTATCTGAAACGATGGCTTTTTTTATGCCTATACGGGTGTTATTTATTATAAGCCTATATAAGGCATTTACTTTGTGTTTGATATGATTACACTATTAACGCAATTGGATTGCTTAGAGCGTATTTAAATAGTGTTAATTGATTGATTGAGTTTGATTTGTTTGTTTACGGTTTGTTAGGTTTGATTGTAAATTGAGTGATTAGGTAACAAGCACCAACAGAAATATTAACAAAAGGAACGACAATAAATAGTTAATCTATCACCGGACAGAATCAAACCATTGTTATATAATATACATTATGTTAAGTTAAACCTCCCTCCTACCCTATTACGGTGGTTTCGACGGCGATTTCTTTATTTTCGTAGTAAGGTACCACCATACACAGTTTTCTCCCAAATCGACTTTTTAATCTCTAAATCCCAAATTTTTTTCGTGTATTTTGAAAGAATTTGTTTGTCTTCAAGAAGGGGATGATTTATTTTTGTAGGATGGATAATAATTTAATTAAAGACAGGATAAGTGAGTTAGAAAACTCTTTAACGGGTGATATGATGATTGATATGGAAATTAAAGATAAAATCCATAAATTGGAGATGAGCGAGAAGGGAGTTGTCTGCTCTGTTGAGGATACGGAATGTATTGCCTGTGGGAGTTAATTAATTGACAGTTAGTCTATTATATAAATTCTTCATATTCTTCTGAGGAATTGTTTTTGTTTTCTTTGTTAATCTTTATGCAAACTTCAACCCAATATTGTGCCTCGTCTTCCGCTCTTTTAAGGTTTCTAACGAGTTTATAGTTGATTAGTGCTAAGATTACCGTTGAGGCAAAAAAGGCTATTGTGAGTGATGTTAGATAGGCTGTCATGTCTTTTTATTGGTTTATGGTAATTATTTCTGATTTTACACGTTCCCAATAGTTTGTGTTGTCTGATTCTTTTATAATTTCGTTAACAAGCACAATGGCTAGTTGATTTGAGCATTCCATATTCACCCTACAAATTTTATGGATGATGTCTAGTGCTTTTTGTTTTGGAGTTAATATTTTCATGTTAGTATGTTGTGTCGGTTGGTTCTTTAATTTTTTGGCATTTTCCACATTGGATGTTATTTATTCCATTTAAGGATCCGCAAACGGAGCAACTCCAAATAATATCTTCTTTTTTAGGCTTAGTTTCCATAAATAGCCATTCTTTCTTTATCATTGGTTTTTTATTTTTGATATTTTTTCTTCAATTTCCTTTAGCTTTTGCTCCATGCGAATAATTTTTACGTTATCGTATTGAATTTGCTTTATAATGTCTTTTTTAAGTATTTCTAGCGTTTCTAGATTCATCTATCTATCCTCTCATGGTAAAACATAAATTCTTCGTCTAAATATGATAATAGAGCAAATCTAGACAATGTAGCAGCGTATTCCATATCTATATGGATTCTAGGATATTCTAGCGTAAAATTAAATAAAGGTGTGTCTGATTCAATTATATATTTTTTCATAAATTTACCTCGTTTTCTAAACAATTTCCACATATGTCTTCGCAAAAAGAATAATCGCCTTTAGACATTTGTCTAGAACACATTTCACAATAATATTCATTTTCTTTTAAATAGAGAGAATAATATGTTAAAACATCATTTAGAGCAATTCTTAAAGTTTTCTCTGTATATTCTATACTAGATTTTTCCATCCAACTAGCAATAGATTTTAATGTGTAGATTGATTTTTCTTTATTTTTCATGGTGTTTTTATTGCTTTAATTTTAAATATGGTTCGTATTTACTAATGTCCATTCCTATGTGTAACTGATGATTTGACAACTTTTCAACTATACTTAAATAAGTCTTTTTACCTACATTACGTATGGATAGTATTTCTTGTTTACTAGATTTTATCAAATCTGCAAGAGTATTATAGCTACCACAATTATGCATAGCACCATATCTAGGTTGCTTATGTATTTCAAGAAAATTTATTGGTTTATTGAGTAGTTCTACAAATACCTTATCTTCTGTGCTTATTTTTTGTTTTTTAACTTTTTTATTTAAGTTAAATACAGATTTAATTTCTTTTAAATCTTTTTTTAATGATTTATTTTCTTTTTGTAAATCATATATAAGACTTCTGTTCAATTCTATTGATTCAAATATTAAATTAGTTTTATGTCTTTGAGTATCATATAATGTAATAAAATTTTCATTTGTTGCTTTGTGATTTTTTATAATAATATCCAAGACTTTATTGTTATGATCTTCCATTGTTTTTTTATGTTTGTTTAATTCAAAGGAAAACAAATGAATATTAAAAAGCAAATATTTATTTAAATATTTTGATACAACTAGATTAATAGATTGGATGTAAGGATGGTAATAAAAAACAAATCAACCCCCTACCCCCTAAAGAGGATTGATCTGTTAGCTATTACCGTAATACAACTGAGTTAATGAGTTATCAATTAAGTGTGGCTAGTTAGCGGTATCAAATCATAAAGCCCATACTAACTATTTAAAATAAATATATCTTCTTAGTTTTCAAAAAGAATTATGTTTTTAGAAAGCCACCGCCTAAGTCTATGAAGTAGGTAAAGTGTTAACCTCTTTTATTGTGGGAAAAAGAGAACATAAAAAAAACCCTAGCCCCCTTTTCAATGACTAAGGTTTTTAAAGACTAGTTAGCTCACATCTAGTTTTCTTTAAATATCTTATATGAAATAAGGGTAATTTTATTGTGAGCAATGCAAATATAAACAATGTTGATGAATTAAAACTATTTGATTAGTAAAAACAAATAGTAGCTATATTTGCGCTATGCCAAAGGAAGAAACATACTATAAGGGAAAGGGCAACACGAATGCTGCTGTTACTACACAAATAAACAAGAATAAGATATTAGAGGCTATGCAAGATGAATATGGAGCAATTCAGCATTCATGTGATAGATCCGGAGTATCAATATCAACTTACAGGAATTATTATAACAATGACGAAGAGTTTAGGGCAAAAGCTGATGCTATCAGAGCAGTAGTTAAAGAGAAGGTTGCTAATAGCTTAATTCGTAAAGCAATTGAGAAAGATGATACATTGTCTCAAATATTCTTTTTAAAAACCCAAGCGGGGTGGGTTGAGAAGAGACAAGTGGAGGTAACACAAAAGAAAGAGTTAATCCAAATTATACCGGCAGATAATTTTCAGATAGAAGAAGCAGAGATAGTAGATGCAGATCAAGGCGAATAAACAATTTTATCAATGCTTAGATAGTTCTGATAAAAGGTTTGTAATTCATAATGGGGGAACACGTTCCGGTAAAACTTATGCCATTTTGCAATATCTTATTTATAAGGCTTTAAATACTAATCCAAAAGAAGCGTTGAATTTTACTATAATAAGGAAATTTCTCCCATCTTTAAAAGATTCGGGTTATTCTGACTTCATGGAGATATTAAATTCGTGGGGGTATTATTCGGCTGAATTTCACAACAAGACTGATATGAAATACACCCTCAATGGGCATACGTTTAAGTTTTTGGCTACAGGAGATCAACCCGAACGATTGCGTTCAATGAAGAGAGACATAGCATATATCATAGAATGTCAAGAATTAAGTAAAGAAGAGTTCAGACAAATAAATTACAGAACAACAACCCAAATGTATTTTTGCTATAATCCTAGCATGACAGAACACTGGATTTATGATTTAGAGGATAACAGGGCAGAAGATGCAGCAGTTTTTGTAAGTACATATAAAGACAATAATTTTCTTAGTGACATACAAAAGAATGAAATTCAGAAACTTAGAATTACTGATCCGGAAGCCTATCGGGTGTTTGGTTTAGGTTTAAGGGCAAGTACTAATAAAGGTAGGATTTATAAGGGATGGGAAGAGGTTTCTGAATTACCCGAAGGGGCAGTATTTTATTCTGTAGATTTTGGGTTCTTTCCGGATCCAACTGCAATTTTAAAGATTGTTACCGCCAATGAAAGTATTTATATAAAGGAATTAGCTTATTCAACTAAGATGGTTGATGAGGACATAATAATGGTTTTAAGGAATGCTCATTACATGGGTGAGCCTATATATTGTGATCACAACCAAAAGCAGACAATAGAACAATTAAAGCGTAGTGGCTTTAGCGCAAGAGAAGGTAAGAAAGGTAGTGGTAGTAT